TCGTCATGCCCTGGAGCCTGCCGGCCGGCAAACGCAGCCTGTACCGGTGGGTGGACTCCGGCTTGCGCTGTGTCTCGTCGCGGCACCCGGAGAGCGTCTACCTGGTTTCGGCCTCGCAGCGCTGCGCCCGGGAGCTGCTGCGCATGGCGGCCGAGATGCACGCGCAGGTGACGGAGGAGGCGGGCAGCCGGCTGGCGACCCTGGCCGGCGAGGAGTGAGTGATGCCGAGATGGCCCTACCAGTTTCGCATCGGCGATTTCGTACGGGTGCTCGCAGAGGGGCAGGCGGTGCCGAAGGGCGCGGTGCTGAGGATCACTCAGGTACACGACAACCGCGAGGGCGCTGACCTCCTTTTCAACACGTGGGCCAGCCTGTCCAAGGAGATCCGGTTCTACCAGGGGGTGCTCTTTGCGGGCGTGCACAGCCTCGGTGCCCCCGAGGTATGGGTGCCGGAGGACGTGCTGCGCCTTGCAGTGCCGCCGGATCCCAAAATCGGGTGCGACACGTTCCGGTGCGAGCATACTGTGCTGGCGCGCTCTCACGAGGACGCGGAGCGCGCGGCCAAGGAGAAGCAGCGATGAGTGTGACCGAGAAGGCGTTGGCGCCCCTGCCGCAGAGCGGTGTGGCGCGTGTCGAGTTCACTGGGGAGCAGGTGGAGCTGATCAAGCGCTCGATCTGCCCCGGCGCCAGCAACGACGAGCTGGCGCTCTTCCTGCACCACTGCCAACGCACGGGCCTGGACCCCTTTGCGCGGCAGATCTACGCCATTTCGCTGCGTGCCCAGCTGCCTGGCGGGGGATGGGGCACCAAGTGGCAGACCATGGTCGGCATCGACGGGCTGCGCCTGATCGCGGAGCGCACCGGCGAGTACGAGGGGCAGACCGGGCCGTTCTGGTGCGGCCAGGACGGCACCTGGCAGGAGGTGTGGCTGGCCGCCGCGCCGCCCGCCGCGTGCAAGGTTGGCGTGTACCGGCGGGGCTTCCGCGAGGCCGTGTGGGGCGTGGTGACCTACCGCTCGTTCGTGCGCACTGGCAAGGACGGGCAGCCCTTGGGCCCGTGGTCCTCTTCGCCGGACAACCAGCTCGCGGTGCGCGCGGAGAGCCAGGCGATCCGCAAGGCGTTTCCGCAGGAGCTGCAGCAGGTGGAGGATGCCGACAGGGTCCAGGATGCGGTGTTCCGCATGGTCGACGACGCGACGGGGGAGATTACGGAGCGCGGGCCGGCCGGCAACAACGGTGAGAAGCCGCTAGCCTGTGCGGACTGCAAGAAGGAGCTCACGCCGGGGCAGCAGTTGGTAAGCTTGAAGGAGTTCGCCGTGCCCCTGTGCCCGGCCTGCCAGCGGAAGCGGATCCAGGCTGCCAGGCAACCCGAACCACCGCCGGCCGAAAACCTGGAACTCACGCCGGCACCCGACTACGAGCCGGGCGCGGAAGGATAGGGAGGAGGTTCGCACCACGCGCTTGACAGCAAGCACGGCCCGGCGGCCGCCCTCTCTAGGCCGCCGGGCACTCGACCCCTGGAGAATCCCGCGTGGGTCACTGGGTCAAACTGTGGGTGGACATTGCGGCGGATCGCAAGATCCGCACGCTCACGCCAGCACAGCGCTGGTGTTGGGTCGGCCTCCTGGCGTTGGCTGGTGAGTGCGACGACGATGGGCGGGCGTCCGGCCGGCTCGAAATCGTACCCGGCCAGGTGATGACCGATGAGGCCATTGCCAAGTTCTTGGACGTGCCGCTGCCCGAGTGGGCAGGGGCACGTGATGCCCTGCTCTCCCTCCGTATGCTGGTGCTCGACGGCGATGCCCTGGTCGTTCGCAACTTCTGCCACCGCCAGGTTTCCCCGCCGACTCAACGCTGGCGCCGCTGGCGCGATCGCCAGCAAAACGTTGGATCCAACGTTGGATCCAACGTTTGTCCAACGTTTGTCAAGCGTACAGAGGCAGAAGCAGATGTACATAAGCGGATGGTAAAACCATCCGCACCGGCTTCGCCGGGCGGCGGGCGGCGGGAGCGAACGGCTCCGCACGTCGGCTGCCTGACCCCGGAACAGCGCACCGAGATCCTCGACGCCCTTGCGCAGGTGCCGACCTGGAGCACGGTGCCGGAAGGCGAGTGGATGCTGTGCGTGAACACGCTGGCCAAGCGATATGAGCAGGACCCGCGCACCCCTGCTCTGCTCCGAGACGCCGCCCTGGAGTTCGCCTCGACGTGCGGACTGTGCGAGGGCAGGCCAGTGCGAGACATCCTCGGGTGGTTCCGCGGGATCGTCCGGCGAGTGATGAGGGATGACGCTGATGGAGATGCGAGTGGACGTGGCGGGCATCCGCCGCCTGGACCAGGAGGCGGAGCACGTGATGGCGGAGGGCCGGCTCGAACACTTCGGGCCGGGAAGGTTGCTGAGCAGGCACGGCGCCGCGCCGAACTGGGAGGAGGCGGTGAGGCGGATCCTGGGGCGCTGCCCGCCGGACATCCAACACCTGCCGCCCCTGGAGAGGGAGGCTGAACTCGATCAACGCGTGCAGCGCTTCCTGGCCGGGCAGGCGCCGGTTGAGAAGACAGGGGCGCAGCTTGAGGCGGAGCTGCGCGAAGAGCAGGCTCGCGTGTTGGCGGAAGCCGCCAGGGCGCAGGAGCGCCTGGCGCAGCAGCGCGCGCTGATGCTGGAGCAAAGCCGCATCCCGGCAAAGCACCAGGTGGGCCTGGAGCAACTGGATTACCGGACGCATCAGGACGATGCAATCACCGCGGCGCGGGACTTCGCCGCCGCCGTGGCGGCTGGGAAGTGCCTGTGGTGGCTGGTGCTGCAGGGCGAACGTACAGGCGCCAATCCGGGCGGCAACGGCATCGGCAAGACCAAGATCGCGCTTGCGGCCGGCACGGACGTGTGCCGGGCGCAGGGGAGCGTGCGCTATTGGACGGAGGGGGCGCTACGCCGGGAGATGTTCCGGCGGCTGTCCCACCACGGCGACGGCGGGCTGGCTGGCCTGGTCGAGGAACTGTGCGGGGTGCGATTGCTGATCCTCGACAACATGGGCATCGACGCCGGCTTCTCCCGACGCGGCGGCGAGACGGAGAGTGAGTTCGTGCGCGGCCAGCTCCTGGACATCCTGGCGACCCGTGAGGAGCAGGACCTGGCTGTGATGATCACCACGAACCTGTGCCCGGACGAGTTCGACGCGCGCTACGGCAGCGACGTGTGGTCGCGCGTGTTCGGGATGACGCAGCGGCGCCCGTCCGGGGGGTGGATCGCCTTCACCGGCCCGGACTTGCGTGAGGGATGGGGGCCCCATGCCTGACCTGGAGATCCCGCCGAACTGGACGGCCCTGGACGGCCGGCGATCGCGAGACGTGCTCGAGGTGGGGGATCGTCTCTGGACGCCACGCTGGTGGCGGGGCGGCTCGTCGTACGGAGAGATGGTGACGAGTGCCTACCTGGCGCTCACGCCGCCCGGCAGCCCGCCGGTGCTCGGTGGGTGGGTGGAGGATTGGCTGGTGCTGCAGCGGCGGTTGGGCGAAGACGCAGGGCCGGCCGCGTCGGTCGCTGAGCTGGTGGCGCCGGCGCCTGCGGTGGGGTCGGTGGAATGAGCACCTTTCTGGGCATAGACCCCGGGCTCTCAGGCGCGCTGGTACTACTGTCGGCGGAGGGGCGCATCCTCGAGCGGTCGGTCATGCCCGTGGTGACGATCCAGACGACGCGGCGGCGTGAGGGCCGGACAGTGCCGGGCAGCCGGGGCACCCTAGCCCACCCCGACGCCTGCGCCAGCCTGCGCGTGCTGCTCGGCGCGGCCCACCTGTCCACATACGGGGTGGCGGGTGGCGCTGCGCATTCTCGGGGGCGAGGTGGATGGCCGCCTGCAGGTACGATTTCGCCAGTGGTGCCCACGCTGCCGCAAGGTGGTTCAGCACACGATCTGGGCCGACTTCGACCGGCTCGCGGAGGTGCTCTCCTGGCAAGCCGGCGTCGGCACGGAGAGCGTCGAGGTGGCGGCGTGAGGCGCACCGTGGTTCGCGTGCCAGACGACGACGGGAGTGACGAAATGAGCAAGATCGAGGAAGTGCCGGTCAATTTCAAAACTTCGGACGGGCTGGGGTTCGCTGACATCGGTGCTGCTACTCGGCACCAGGCCGTGCTCGATGCCATGGGCCAGTTACAGGAGGCGCAGCGGGCGTGGGAGATTGCGCTGGCGAATGAGCAACTCACCGCTGACGGACAGCCATTCAGTTGGCGCCACGACGAGTACTGGTGGCTTGCGGCTCCGTGTCTTGGCCTGTCTACCCTGGGGACAGTCCGGTTCTACTACGACTCGCGCGTCGAGCTAGACTTGTGCGGTCACGTCTGCATCCGAAGACCGGGCGACGCTGACAAGATGAAGGTCGTCTTTCGTGTCGGGCAGCTCTACGCCAATCGAAAGGCGGCGTTGCGTGCCTTGCTCGAGCAGCAAGAGATGGAGCTGCGTTGGCAGCAGGAAGACCATGCCAAGGTGCGTGCAGAGATGTGCCATAGCTGAGCGCGCTCGGGAGGAGTGACTCGATGAGGATCAAGGCGATTTCACGCTGGCAACCGTGGGCTAGCTTGATGTCACTGGGGTACAAGCGGTTCGAGACGCACTCGTGGAAGCCACCGGCAAGTCTGTTGCGCCCCGGCGACCTCCTGGGCATTCATGCCGCCAAGAGCCGGGAGGGCATGCACGCCTGCTGCCGCGAGCCCATCTGCGACTACCTGGAAGCCGCTGGCTACAGGCCGATGGTCCGCGAGCGCCGCCACGGCCGGGACGTCTGCCTCACCGACCTGGGCTACCAGTTGCCGGTGGGCGCCGTGCTGTGCATCGTGCGCTATGAGGGCGCTTGCCCCACCACGCACATCGAGAGCTGCCCCGCCTGGCGCGACGAGGAGCGCCCCCTGGGTGACTACTCCCCGGGCCGTTGGGCGTGGAGAACCACGATGCTCATGGTTCTCCGGGAGCCGATCCCTGCACGCGGCGCTCAGGGCCTGTGGGATTGGGATCTGCCAGACGACCTGAGCACCCTCATGCACATTCGTTTGGCAGCGACTGCCGACCCGGCGGGGCGGAGGCTGTAGCTTGGCGATCACGCAGAGCGGGCTGGAGACCATCCTGGCTGAGTGCGAGGCGGCCGGGTGTCCGACGACGGAGCTGCAGGCGATGGAGCTCTACCTGCTCGGATGCAGCGCACGCATGATGGGCCAGGCGCTGCAGTGCTCTCATACCTGGGCCTGGCAGCTCGTCACGCGCGCCCGCAGCCGGCTTGTCGCCCGCCTCGAGCGGGGGGAAGCCGCTGGTGGGTTCGGCAGCGTGGAGGAGTTCCGTCGCTGGCTGGCGCATGCTGTGCGCGAGGATGTCGAGGAGATCGTGGTGCGCTGCCTCCAGCGCGGTGACGAGGAGAGCTATACCGTGCTGGAGTTCTGGCGGCCGGCAACCCTGGGGCACTGACCGCGCGCCGGGTGGCAGTTGCCGGGGCGGGGCTTGACAACACGGGCGGTCTCGGTTTACAATGGCAGTAGGAGGGCTTGCGTCTCTCTGCACGGTAGGCGCAGGCCCTCGTGCATTTCGGGGATCGCGGCTGAAAGCGATCCCCTGGGCCGCATCCTCCCGGCCCACAGCCCCGGAGATCGGGTCGTGGCGGCGGCCCGATCTCCGGGGTGCTCTGTTCCCCGGCAGGCGAGCATCCGGGCAGCGCGCCGGCACCCCTCAGCGCTGGCCCCCGGTGATTCTGGGGGCGGTGCGGGTGCCAGAGAACCCGCACGGCGCTTGACTTTTTCGGTAGTTTCGTGGTAAAATATGAGGGCAGAGTTGACCCCGGCGCTGCGGCAAACAGCCCGGGGCGCGGCACCGAGATGGAGGTCTCGAATGCGATCTGATTCTACCACGCAAGCTATCCTCTTGTCCATGCCGGCGTCCGGCCCGGCCGTGAAGCGTTTCGCCCCCACGGCACCGAAGGTCCGGGCCTGCATCGCCTCGGCGCGCGAAGCGATCGGCACCATCGAGCCGGGCATGCGTCTCGTCGGTCTGACGAAGGGGCAGTTTGGGCAGATCGACATCCTGCGCGCCATCGCGCTGCACGTCCGGCAGCACATCCTCCAAGAGTAGCCATGGCACACCGAGAGACAGCCCGGCACCGCGATGCCTTCGAGGTGTGGTGGGGCGCTGACAGGGCTGCGGAGCCTGTGCGGAGATTGTGCGGCGTCTCACAGGATACCGTCTGCCGCTGGATTGAGTGGTTCGGTTGGCACGCCCGTGCCGACGCCCGTGACGCCGCCGTCAAGGCGAAGGCCGACCGCGACGCGGTGGGCCGACGCCTGCGGATGCAGCAGAAGCACCGTGAAGCTGGCGAGGCTTTGCGGCAGCGCGGCGTCGAGCACCTGGTGCATAACAAGATCGCTTCTGCGCGTGACGCCATCGCCGCCGTGAAGGCCGGTGTGGACATCGAGCGAACCGCTGAGGGCCTGCCCACCGACATCCTGGCAATGATGAGTGCCGATGCAGACACAATCGACACCGAGATCGAGGTCCTTCTCGCGCGAAGACTCGCGGCGGCTGGCGATCCTCCTGAAGATCCGCGAGACGAAGGCGGTGGTGAAGAGGGCTGCCTCGCGTCCGGCGAGTGATGTCTGGCGAGCGCTCCCCGGTCCGCAGACGGCGGCCTATCACAGCCAGGCTGACGTCACTGGCTATGGCGGCGCGGCCGGTGGCGGCAAGACGGATCTGCTGCTGGGTATCGCCGGCACACAGCACCAGCGCAGCATCCTCTTCCGGCGCGTCTTCCCATCCTTGGCGGCAGTGATCGATCGCAGCAAGGAGCTCTTCGGGCAGGCGGGCGCCTACAACGAGGGGCAGCATCGGTGGCGGCTATCCGGCAGACGCACCGTAGAGTTTGCCAGCGTGCAGCTCGAAACGGACCTGCGCAAGTTCCAGGGCCAGCCGCACGATCTGGTTGCCATTGATGAGGCGACCGAGTTCCCGGAGCGCTTCGTGCGCTTCCTGTCCGGCTGGAACCGGACCACGCTGCCTGGGCAGCACTGCCGGATCGTGATGACGTTCAACCCTCCCACCGAGGAATCGGGGAAATGGGTCATTCGCTTTTTTGGACCCTGGGTCGATCGTGACCACGCCCACCCGGCCAGGGACGGCGAGCTCCGTTGGTATGCCATGGTCGACGGCGAGGAGCGAGAGTACCTCACACGGCAGGACGTGCCGGCCGGACTTGAGGCGAAGAGCCGCACATTCTTTCACGCCACGCTTGCCGACAACCCCTACCTGGCGGATGCCGGTTACGGTGCCACCATTGATTCGCTGCCGGAGCCGCTGCGGAGCATTCTTCGGGGGAGCTTCGACGCTGCGCGTCAGGAGGACCCGTGGCAGGTATGCCCGACCGCCTGGGTGGAGGCTGCACAGGCGCGGTGGGAAAGTGCTGGGCAGGGCAACGTGCCTCTTTCGTGCATCGGGGTGGATGTGGCGCGCGGCGGCAAGGATCAGACGGTGTTGGCCTTGTGCTACGGATCGTGGTTTGCTCCCCTCCAGAAGTACCCGGGCAAGTCAACGCCCGATGGTGACAGCGTGGCCGGCCTGGTCATACGGGCGAATCCCGGCAACGCGTCCATCCACATTGACGTGATCGGCGTGGGCGCTTCGGCGTATGACAGCCTGCGCAAGACGTATCCTGCCACGCGCGGCGTGAACTTCGGCGAGGGGACCGACGCGAGAGACAAGAGCGGAACGCTCGGCTTCGCGAACGTGCGGGCTGCCTGCTTTTGGCGGCTGCGCGAAGCGTTGGATCCTGCCAGTGGAATGGAGATCGCCTTGCCACCCGACCCAGAACTGCGCTCTGACCTCTGTGCGCTGCACTGGGAGCCGCGCGGGGGGCGAATTGTCGTGGAGAGCAAAGAGGACATCGCAGAGCGTCTCCACCGCAGCACCGACTGCGGAGACGCGGTTGCCCTCCACTTTGCCCCGATCAAGCCGTCGTGGATAGCGAGGGCCTACTGATGGGCGCACCCCTTACACTTGCGCTGACGGTCGGCCTGATCGTCCTCAGCATCGGCGCGGCCCTGCTCATTCTGGCCGGCCCCTCTCTGTTCCTTTACCTGCTCCTGGCCGGGGCGGTGCGGAGGCTTCGGAAGTGAGCATATTGACGAAGGTGCGCGAGCTTCTCGCCGATGGCGCCAAGCGCACGATCCGGCTGGGCGGCACCGGCGCGGGGTTCAACGCCGGCGACAGCTTCATCCGTGCCGACCTGCTCACCAGGAGGCGGCGCGAGGAGCGAGAGTGGAAGATTGAGCTCGGCGATCTGTGGGGTACGAATATCGTCCTGTCGTGCCTCAACTGGGAGGCGCGCCAGTTCCCACGCGCCCGGCAAGTGGTCTACCGGCCCGGCCCCGAAGGCCAGCCCGTGATCCTGCCGGACCATCCCGCGCTGCCGCTCCTGCGGCGGCCGAACAACTACATGACGCCGCGCAACCTGTGGGCGGCCGTGCTTTTGTCGCTCAACTGTGAGGGCATCGCCTACCTGTGGGCTGAGCGCGACGGGGCCGGCGCCATCATGGGCCTGCATTACCTGCCCCACTTCGCCGTCCAGCCGAAGGAGAGTGGTGACGTCGCCGCGCCCGTGTCGCATTACGAGTACCAGGTGGGTGCCATCCGGGTGCGCATGGCTCCGATAGGCCAGCCGGGGGGTCTGCCCGAGATCGTGTGTTTGCGTCACGGGGTGGACCCCCGAAACCGCCTGAAGGGGCTCGGGCCGCTTTCGGCGATCTTTCGTGAGGCGTTCACCGATGAGGAGGGGGCGGCGGCGGCAGCCACCCTCCTGGAGAACATGGGAGTGCCGGGTGCGGTCTTCTCGCCGCGAATGATCCCGGAGGGGATGGACCCGAACCATCTCGTGCCGCCCGAGTTCGCGGAGACCGTGAAGCGGCTCTACCGCGAGAACACGACAGGGGCGAACCGGGGCGGGGCCATTGTGCTCTCCGTGCCGTTCGAGGTGACGTTCCCCGCGATCTCCCCCGGCGTGGACCTAGGCCGGCTGCGTGACATCCCCGAAGAGCGCATCACGGCGGCCATGGGGTACCCCGCTGCCATCGTCGGCCTTGGCGCGGGCTTGGCACAGACGACGAACCGGGCCACCGCCGACGCCCTCGAGCGCTGGGCGTGGCAACACGGCATTATGCCAAGATGCGGCATGATAGACGAGGGGATGACGCTGCAGCTCATGCCGCAGTTCTACCCCTACGGCGCCGAGGAAGGTGACGAGTTCGGGCGAGACTACGCGGGCATCGAGGCGCTGCAAGAGAAAGAGGCCGAGCAGTACAAGCGCCTGACGGATGCCGTAGGAGGGCCGTGGCTGGCGGCGAATGAAGCCCGGGCCCAGGTCGGACTGCCGCCGTTGCCTGGGGGCGACGAGCTGCGAAGCCGGGCGCCGGCCGCTGCGCCGGGCGCTACGGGCGCCACCGGGGAGGAGGGCGGCGGTAAGGCGCGCCGCCCTTTTCAGACGAAGCAGATCTCCGGCCCGGCGCCGGACCTGTTTGCTACCCTTGACGAGTTTCGGGCCGCACTGGCCGCGCGCGAAGCGTCGGCCATCGCCGACATGGAGGCGGCTTACCAGGTCGTCGCTGATGCTGTGCAGCAGCGCCTCGACCTGCTGGAGGCGCGCATGGTCGAGGCGGCAGCGGCAGGCGAGGAGATCACGGAGGGCTGGCTGTGGCGGCAGGAGCGCTATCAGGCGCTGTTGACGCAGGCCGAGCGCAGCATGACCGATCTCTCCCGCGACGGAGTGCCTGTCCTCACCGCGCACCAGGCCGGCTACGCCGAGGCGGCGCTCGGTCATGCCGAGACGCTCACACACGCCGCCATGGGCGATGGGCCGGCTGGCGTCAGCGTGATCTGGCACCGGGTACCGTCGTCGGCCATCGAGTCGCTTGTTGGGTTTGCCAGCGACGGCTCCCCCCTGGCCGACCTGATCGCCGAGCTCGCCGTACCGTTCCGCGAGACGCTCCGCGAGGGCCTGATGGAGGGGATCGGCCTCGGCATCAGCCCCCGCGAAGTGGCGCGGCGGGTGGCGCCGGGAGTAGACGGCTTCCGTCGCCGCGTGCTCACCATCATGCGCACGGAGACCATGCGCGCCTACCGCGAGGCGGCGCGTCAGAACTATGCCGCCAACGACGTGGTGATCGGCATCCACTGGGTAGCAACGCTCGATACCCGGACCTGTCCGAGCTGCTGGGCCCTGCACGGCACGCTGCTGCCGCCAGGCAGCGTCATTGATGACCATCCCAACGGCCGCTGCGTCGGGGTGCCCGCGACGAAGAGCTGGCGGGAGGTCGTCGGCGACCCGACGCTGCCGGACACCCGGCCGGCGATTGAGCCGGGCGAGGCGATCTTCGGGCGCCTGGCGGCGGGCCAGCAGCGGGAGATCCTGGGCGACGGGATGTACGAGCGGTGGGCGGCCGGCGAAGTGCCGTTTGCGCGGCTGAGCGTGCAGGTGGACGACCCGCGTTGGGGCACCATGCGCCGGGCCGCGACCATTGCGGAGGCGACGGGAGCACAATGAACCAGGTTCAGACGCAGGGAGCCAAGCAAATCCGGGAGGCAGTGGTCATTGCGGCGCTGGCGGGGTTGGTGAACGGGCTTATCAGCTGGGGGCTGGAGCGTGCCAAGGAGGCGGCAAAAGACCGTCGCGAGCAGAAGGCGAGATCCAGGCCGGAAGTACCGCCGAGGGTAGAGACGGGCGGCCGCGAGTCCGCGAAGCGGCCGGATGGCAGTGGGTAGGACGCGGCGCTTACATCGGGTGTATGGGGCCGGCAGGTGCCGGCCCTTTCCATTGGTTGCCCGGCGGGGCCGGGAGGGGCGACGGGGTGAGGTGAAGCATGAAGGCGATACGCCTGGAACCTAAGATTTTGCCGTTTCGGCAGCTCAAGATGCTTGAGGAGGGCGACGGCGGGGCGACCGGGTATCCCTCGGAGACCGGACGCCTGGACGACGGCGGCGACGTCGTGCTCAAGGGTGCCTTCACGCAGGGCGACGACCTGGCGCAGTTCCTCACCCGTGGCTTCATTGCGCGCGACCACGACTGGTCCATGGAGGGCGCCATCGGCATGCCCACTGTCGCACGGGAGGATGATTTCGGCCTCTACTCCGAGTTCGTCTTCCATGGCACCTCCGACGTGCAGCGCATTCGCCAGAAGATGCGCGAGCGGCATGAGCGGAAGCTGGGCGTCTTCCTCTCCATCGGTTATCTCGCATGGAGCATCCGCGTGCTGATGCCTGATCAGTACGCCGAGGAGCTGCCGAAGGTGCTCAAGCCGGAGGCGCTGGAGGAGAGTATGGCGAAGAGCCGGCAGTTCTCCAAGATCCGCTTGCTACCCCGCGTGAAGCTGTACGAGTACTCGGTCGTCACCGTGCCGATGCTGGCCACCGCTGAGGTAGTGGCCGTGAAAGCGGCCGGAGAGGGGGGCACCGTGGATGCATTCGAGCAGTTCAAATCTCAGTACCTCGGCGCTATGGCGGAGGCCGAAGCCTGCTACGCCGCGATCAACGACCTCATCTGGTCGCTCCAGTGGCGCCTGATCGAGCCGGCGCTCTTCGACAGCGAGATACCGGCCGACGAGCGCATGGAGCGCATGAAGGCCGGCCTGGAGGAGTTCGGCGATCTGTGCGTGCAGATCGCCACCGGCATGATGGCGATGGCGCCGACCATCCGGCCCGTGTCGGATGAAGCGATGGAGGAGATGAGCGTCAAGGCGCTCGTCGGCCTCCCGTTCGGAGAGCACACGAGGGCGCTGGGAACGGCGCTCTCCACATACCTGCAGCGAGCCTCGTGGGACCGCGAGCGGCGGCAGGAGAAGGGCCGGCCGATCAGCCATGCTGACGCCGTGTCGGCGCTGGCGGCCACCCTGGCCAGCGGGGGCGAGACGCTCACAGCGCTCCTCCCCGCGCCGGAGCCGGTGAAGGCCGACCCGGCGGCGGTGGAGGCCGCGCTGGCCCGCTTCCGCGATGTCGAGGCACGCCTCGTTGGCGTGCCTGCCTGACCACGAGGAGAACGATCATGGAGACTATGCTGATTGTCGGCCTGCTGTGTGCGGCGCTGTGCCTCGCCACGACGCTGCAGGAGGCCGGGGCGCAGCTTCGAGCGAAGAGCGAGGAGCTGCGCAAGTACATCTCGGATCACCAGGCCAAGGGGCCGGATGGCAACCCGGTGAAGGACGACAAAGGGCAGATCTTGCCCGACTTCACCGCCGACGAGATCGTCGAGTTCAACAAGCGCAACGATGAGCTCACCGAGATCGGCAAGACGTTCGACGCGCTGCGTGCCGTGGCCGAGGTGCCGGCCGCCATCGAGAGACACCTGAAGTACCTCAACGAGCCGGCGCTCACACTGCCCGAAGTGGCGGTGCGCCAGCCGGGCCACGACGCCAGGGCGCGGAAGAGCCTGGGCGAGCTCGTTGTGGAGCACAAGGAGTTCACCTCGCGCATCGAGGCGATCCGGGCCGGCGCCGACGCGGCGAAGCAGTTCGTCATCGAATTGCCGGCCGTCGAGATGAAGACGCTGATGGAGCGCGCTACAGGCTTCGACCCGGAGACCACACGCCAGGATCGGATCGTGCTCTCGGCACAGCGCCCGGTGCGGGTGCCGGACCTGATCCCCACGACCACGACCTCCATTGATACCATCCGGTACATGGAGGAGACGACGTTCACCAACAACGCGGCCCCGGCGGCTGAGGGCGCGGCTGTTGGTGAGGCGGCGCTGGCCTACACGGAGCGGAGCACGCCGATTGAGAAGATCGGCACCTGGCTGCCGATCACCGACGAGCAGTTGGCGGACGTGCCCCAGCTCCGCGACCTGATCGACAACCGCCTGCGGGTGATGCTCGCGATGGCGGAGGAGAATCAGCTCGTAAACGGCTCGGGAACGACCCCGCAGCTCATCGGGCTGCTGAACAAGCCCTCCATCCAGACGCAGGCTAAGGGGACGGATACGATCCCCGACGCCATCTACAAGGCGTTTACCAAGGTGCGGTGGACGGGCTACGCTGAGCCTTCGGGGGTCATTCTCCACCCCAACGACTGGCAGGACGTGCGGCTCCTCAAGGACGCCAACGGGAATTACATCTTCGGCAGCCCGGCGGACGCCGGCCCGGAGCGGATCTGGGGGAAGCCGGTCGTGATTACCAACGTGATCGCGGAGAACACCGGCCTGACCGCCGACTTCCAGCTCTACTGCCAGGCGTTCGAGCGGGCCGGCGTGGTCATCGAGAGCACGAACACCCACAGCGACTGGTTCCCCAGCTTCAAGTTGGCGATCCGTATCGCCAAAAGGGGCTGCCTCGTGATCTACCGGGCAGCGGCCGTCTGCACCGTGACCGGCCTGTGAGCCTTCTCGTGGCTGAGTTCGGTTCTGGGCGCCGGCGGGGGAGCGTTCGTGCTTCCTCGCGCCGCGCCCTGGGGGGAAAGAGATGAGTCTCACAGGTCAGGGCGTGGGCGCGCCGATCGCGAGCGCGTCCGCGCCGAGCAACGGCACCAATGAGGTGCAGACGCTGACCATCGGCGGCACGCCCACCGGTGGTACGTTCAAGCTCGCGTTCGAGGGCTTCATCACGTCGGCCATTACCTGGACGTCGGTGGACAACACCCTCGTCGCCAGCATCCAGACGGCGCTGCGGGCGCTTGCCAGCATTGGGAGCGACGGCATGACCGTCGCGGCCGGCACACTCTCGTCGGGCATCGGCACTGTCACACTGACGTTCGGCGGCAATCGGGCCCGGGAGGCATTGGGCCTCATCACCGTGGACACCAACGCCCTGACTGGCACGGCGCCGACGCTGGCCGTGGCCGAGACCACGCCCGGCGTGACGGCGACGGCGCGCGGCGCGGTGGCCGGCGCCGTCCTGGTCAACACGACCACGGGCGAGCGCTACCAGAACCTCGGCACGGCGGCGGCGCCCTCCTGGACGCTCTACACGGCCGGCGGTACCGGGGCCACCGGGGCTACCGGGGCCACCGGAAGCACAGGGACCACCGGCGACACCGGTCCTACCGGCGACACGGGCCCCACCGGAAGCACCGGCGACACGGGCCCCACCGGAAGTACTGGGACCACCGGTGATACCGGAAGTACAGGGACCACCGGAAGTACCGGGGCTACCGGGGCCACCGGCGCCACCGGCCCGGGCCTCTATCTCTCCGAGATTGAAGACCTGGGGGCCGGCGCCGACTTCACGGCGCGCGCAGAGTTCGTGGCGCCTGCGGGCGGATGCACGTTGACGGCGATCGGGATCGTGCCGCATGACGCCTCCGCCGGCATTGACGACTCCAACACGGCGGTGATCACGGTTGCCGATGCAACCGGCAACGTGATCGTCACCAAGACCTACAACACGGGCACGCAGCCGCCCTCGGCGAACGTCTACGGTTCCCTCGGCACGCTGGACGTAACCCACAAGGTGCTGACGGCGAACGAGGTGGTGACTGTCGCCATCACGCAGGGCGCGGCAGCGAACCTGCCCGCACTGCGGATGATCTTCGAGTGGTAGCGACTGTGGGGAGGGCGGCAGAGCTGCCGCTTTCCTTGCAGGCCAGCATTGAGGCCACTTCGTCAGGGCGCAGCAGCAGCCGATCTGTCGGGCGCCTCCTCTCGTAGCGCCTGCTGTGCCGCGCGCCGCTCTTCGGCGGCAAGCGCCTTGCGCAGCAGCCAGCCGGCGTGCATCGCCGCCGGCCTCCGGTTGCGTACTGCCGAGCGCACCAGGCGCTCGGCAGTCTCGGTGTCCAAATCGAGAATGATCCGCATGGGGAAGCCCTCCTCGCTATGAATCATAGCACAGGAGGGCCGAGCAAGAACAGGCAGTGAAGTGGCAGTGAAGTTAGCTCCGCAGTTCTCCCCCCAGCAGCGTCAGCAGGCCGGCCCAGCCGCCCGGGCCGAAGCCCTCCCGCAGCGGGAGGGATGGACTATGCCCACGAGGCCGAACGTCTGCCTCGTCATGTTGGCGAAGGAGAAGCCGGAGATCCTGCGCCGGGCCCTGATCTCCGTCTCCCCCCTGATCTCCTGCTACCTGGTCTCCGTCGAGCCGGGCGATCCGCTGGGCGCCCTGGTGCCCGGCATGATGCCGGGGCTCCCCGGAGACGTGGTGGAGTTCGAGCGGCAGAACGGGGCGCAGGCGCGCACCGACTTGATGCGCGCCGGTGAGACGACGGCGGCCAAGTACGGCGCCGAGTTCCTGCTGAACCTGGACGCGGACGATGAGCTCGCGATAGGGAGCACCTTCGCCTGGCCCGAGATGGACGCGGACGTCTACGACGTCCAGCACCGCGACGAGGCCGGGTTCGAGTTCCGCTTCCCTCGCCTGTTCCGGGTCGGCCTGCCGTGGCGGTGGGTCGGGGTCCTGCACGAGGTGCCCCAATGCGTCGAGCCATTCCGCCACGGCGGCCTGCTGCAGCACGTCCTCTACCTGCGGCACATCGACCAGCGAGGCCCGGAGCGCTACGTCGAGCACGCGCGCATTCTGGCCGAGGAGCTGGAGCAGAACCCGACAGACGCGCGGACCGCCTTCTACCTGGCACAGAGCTACCGTGACGCGCACCAGTGGGAGGATGCGCTGGCGGCCTACGACCGGCGCGCGCAGATGCCGGGTTGGGTCGAAGAGACCTACGCGGCGGTTTACTGGGGCGCTATGGTGGCGGCGCAGTGCAGCCGGCCGTTCCCCGAGGTCATGCACCGCTACCTGAGCGCCTGGGCCGTGGCGCCGTGGCGGGCCGAGCCGCTCTACTGGCTCGCCGTGAACTACAGCCGTGTGAACATGCCCGTCGTGGCGTGCTTCTACGCCGACAAGGCAGCGAGCATCCCGGAGCCGGCCAACGGGCTCTTCGTGGAGACCGCCGTTTACCGCCAGAAGATCGGGGAGCTGCAGGCGCAGTTGGAGGCGAAGGCATGATTGCGGACCGCAGGATCTATGTGACGGCGGACCGGAGGCGAGCCGTGGAGGAGGGCGATCCCGAAGCAGCGTTCTTGCTCGTCGGCGTCGGCGGCATCCTCCTGGACGCCGAGGCCGCGCGCTACGGCATCCTGCCGGGTCCGCAGGCGGGCGCGCCGGACCCGCAGACGCCGGCCGCCACCGGCCCACCCGCTGATAAGCGCGTGTGGCCTCGCGGCAGAGGGAGGGCACGCTGATGCCGGATAGGATGCCGACCGCAAATGACCTGGTGACGTACATCACGGGCCTGGGTGTGCTCGATGATACCGGCGTCATCGAGGACACCGAGTACGCGGCGGTGGTCGAGGCGGCGGCGGAGGAGTTGGAGCGTGCCACGGGCTACGTGCCGTTTCTGAGCGGAGCGGATAGCACGCGCTACTTCGACCCGCCCGGCTACCAGCGGCGGGGGCAGACGTTGGGCGGGGGCCGTCACCTCGAATTGGGGATGGGTCTCGTCTCCCTCACCTCCCTCTACGTGGACTACAGCCCTTCATCGGCCGGCACGCTGCTGACAGCGAATGTGGACTACTTCCTGGAACCGCGCAATGCGGCGGCACAGGGGAAGCCGTATGAGGCGGTGGATTTCGTCCTGCCGCAGTGGGGAGACCCGCGCTCCGTAGCGATCACCGGCGCGTGGGGCTACGCGGCCACCGTGCCGGACGATGCGTGGCGTGCTGTCCTCCACTACGCCGCTCACCTCCTGCGGCCAGCGCTGGTGCTGCAGAACTCGCAGGCGCGGAAGCGGTGGGAGACCGCCGGGCTCAAGGTGGAGTACGACGATCTCAGCCCCATCGACGGGCAGTGGCTGGCCGACTTCGCCAGGATGACGCGGCCCGGCCACTATCAGAGGGTGAGCCTGTGAGCCACCTTACGCGCTATCTCAAGCAGGCGTGCTCGCTGCAGGCAGTGGCGTCACTGGACTCCGGCGGCGCAGTGACCTACGCGGCGGCCACGACGGGAGTCTCGTGCCGGGCCTGGCGCGAGGAGAAGCGCCGGGAGCTCCCGGACGGCGAGGTTTACACCAGCCAGGTGGTGCTGCTCGTGCCGGCCGCCATGACGATTGCCGCCGGCTACCGGGTCACGAGCATCACCGGCACGGGCATGAGCGGCACGTACCGGGTGCGCGAGGTGTTCCCGGTGCCGGGCGAGGACCCGCGCACGGCCGGACAGGTGGACCACCTGCGCTGCTATCTGGATTGACGCCATGGTGGCAGCCGAAACGACCGAGGAGGAAAACGAGATGAAGCAGACACTGCGGGAGGTGTTGGCCGAAGCCGAGGCGGAACGCGCCGCTGATGCCCTGGAGGCGAAGCAGGTCCTGGATGCTCAGGTGGCCGCCCTGCGCGCCTATGCGGCCCAGGTGCTGGGGCCGCTCTGGTTGGAGTTCGAGCCCTACGTCACCGGGGTGCGCGCGCACCCGGTGAAGCTTCGGGTTGAGCACCCGGAGCTGCTTGAGTTCTACGTGTACGGTGTATGCGGGGGTCTCTACGTCTCCTCGGTAAGCGAGGGCATGACCCTTGACGGCCCCCCGCCACTGCGCCCGGTGGAGAAGCGCATGCGGGAATTCGGCCAGTTCCTGCTCCGGCTGCACAAGCAGCGCCAGAATCAGGCGCTGACCGACAGTGCCACCTGCAAAGAAGGGGTGGCCGTGCTTCCTGGCCGGGAACAAGGCCTCCGCTGCTATCTGGACTGACGCCATGGACTGGCTGGACGCCCTGATCGCCGCGCCGACGCCGCCGGGGGCCGACGCACTCCTCGAGGCCGGCCGGCCGATCGTGATCTACGGCGCGGGCCGCGCCGGCACCCGCCTGCGCGCCACTCTCCTGGAGAGAGGGGCCCGGGTGCGCCACTTCCTCGACGCGGAGGCGAGCACCTGCGCTCCGCGCTGCGATCTCCCGGTCTACCTGCCGGCCGAAGATCCTCTGACTGCTGAGGAGCGGCGCGAAGCGGTCGGGGTCGTGGCGATCTACAATCCCACGGTCGACGTGCCGGCCCTGATGGTTGATCTGCACCAGCTCGGGTATGGGACCGTGCTCAACTTCATTGCTGCGCACTCGGCGCTTGCCGACGCGCTCGGCGATTGGTACTCGCTCTCGGCGCGGCACACCTACGCCGACGCGTCCGGTGAGATCCGACGCGCGCATTCACTGATGGCCGATGCGACCAGTCGGCTGCTCTTCCGGCGCCTGCTGGAGTTCCGGCTGACCGGTGACTACCACCTGCTGCCGGCGCCGGACAGCGAGCACCAGTACTGCCCTCCCGACCTGCCGCGCTGGCAGAACCCGGTGCGCTTTGTCGATGGCGGCGCCTACCGTGGAGAGACGCTTGGCGCGCTGTTCGCCCACGGCTACCAGGTCGATGCTGTCGCTGCATTCGAGCCGGACCCAGCCAGTTTCGCGGTCCTGTCTGAGTTCGTGTTGCGCAGGGCCGAGCCGGGAGTTACGCACTATGCTCTCTGGCCGTGCGCGATCTACTCGTCGGCGCAGCGGCTGTCCTTCCGGGCCGGCCAGGAAGAGGCGAGCGCACTCGGCGATGGCGGCAGTTGTATGGTTCACGCGGTCACGCTCGATGTGGCGCTGAAATCATTCGACCCGACGCTGATCAAGCTGGACCTGGAGGGCGCCGAGTACGAGGCGCTACTGGGAGCGCGATGCACGATCGCGGAGAGCCGGCCCGGCCTGGCCGTGTGCGTCTACCATCGGCCCGAGCACCTGTGGCAGGTGCCGCTGCTCATCGACGGGTGGGATTGCGGCTACCGCCTCCACCTGCGCCTTCACGCGCACAGCGGGTTCGAGGCGGTGCTGTACGCAGTGCCGTCAGCCACATAGGGAGTGAGCCATGGCGAGTGACAAGACGCTCCTCGTTGACACCACCGAGATCAACCGGAACCTGGCCAAGATGATAGCGGCCTACCCGAAGTCGGCCGACCGCATTGTCCGCAAGGTGGCGCTGGACGTGCTCGCGGCAGCGATGCAGAACGTGCCGGTTGACACGGGGGCCCTCCGCGCGTCCGGCCAGGTGGAGTTTCACGGGGGCCGCGAAGGGCCGGTCGACGCGCCAGGCTTGGATCCCGCCCCGCTGCTGCAGATGGACCCGGACACGGGCGAGGCCGTGATCGGCTTCACGATGCAGTACGCGGCGGCGGTCCACGAGGACATGGACGCGCGGCACGCCGTTGGCGGCGCGAAGTACCTGGAGCGCGCCGTGACGGAGGAGGGGCAGCGGCTCACCGCCGAATGCGCCGGCATCCTGAAGGGTGCGCGCTGAGGGAGAGAATCCGATGGGCAAGCATGATGGGGCGACGTTTCCGAACGTGCGCGCGTCCGGCGACGGCACGCACGAGCCGGTGATAGCCGTGCAGGCGGCCGAATGGGTAGCCGGTGGGACCGGCGCAGATGCTGCCTTCGCCGTCTCGAAGGCGGCCGCGGCGGCAAAGCGACACTATCTGACCAGCGTTGACGCGGTGATTCTTGGGGCCGCGCAGGCTATCGGCTGCACGGTCACGATCACGGCCGGGCCAACCGGGGGCACGGGATCGACGGCGATGTGGAGCACCTACGTCGGCGCTCCGGAGGGCTGGGCGGGCGTGCTCGCGCGGGATTTCGCCCACCCGCTGGAGTTCCCGGTGGGCGCAACGGCGAGTATCGTAATGGGCGGTGGCGCCGGCATCACCATCGCCTACGCCAACCTGGCCGGCTACACGAGGTAAGCCATGCCGGACAGCCTCATCAAGAGCATCGTGGACACGTACCGGACGCTGACCTCCACGAGCAACGCCTATTACGGGGAGCGCAGCGGCGACATGGCGCTGCCGTGCCTGGTGTTCCGGCCCTACGGCGGCACGGCCAGCCCGACGCTGCCGACCCAGGATTGGCGAATCCAGGTGACGGCCTACGCGACGACGGAGGAGGGCGCCCACACGGCGGCCGAAGCGGTGCGCACGGCCCTCCATCAGCGCGATCACTGGGATGTCGGGTCCTACGTGGTCCACTACATCGTCTGTGACCCGGTGGTCACGCTGCCGCCACAGCCCGCGACGGGTGGGAGCACGTACCTTGCAGCCGTCTCCATGCGACTGCACATCAACGCCGAGTAGCATGGGGGCGCGCCGGGCGCCCCGGGGAGAAAGGGAATGGCAATCACATCCATCAGCCCGCGCAGCGTGACGCGCGGGGCGAGCGGAGACCTGATCACGATCCTGGGCACCGGGTTCGGCGCCACCCAGGGAGCCGGTACGCTGAGCATCGGCGCGCAGGCCGTCATCGTCGGCGCCTGGGGCGCCACCGGGATCACGTGCTACGCCGACGACAGCCCGGCCACGCCCCTGGGGGCGCAGGATCTCGTGCTCACGCCGGACGGCGGGTCGGCGGAAACCTGGGTCAAGGCGATCAGCGTCTACGACGATACCGACGCTGACGATGCCACCAAGGTTGAGATCGGCCTGGTCGATGCCGTCTACATCGACGGCACCCACGTCGGCAAGACCGTGGGTGGAGCGACGATCACGCCCGGAGAGCGGACGCTGCCCTACCAGCCCGACGATGTTCACACGCCGGAGCACGAGCTCGTGTTGGAGCGGTTCGTAGACGTGAATTTCGTGGCCAGCCAGATCACGGCGGCCAACATCGCCAAGGCGATGGGGGCGACGTTGCTCTCGACGCCTGTTGGCGTCGAGTGGGATGGTGCATTTGGCAACAAGTCGGAGCACTCCATTCTGATCATCGACGGCGTGGGGATCAAGTACGTCATCCCCAGGGCGCGGGTAGTGACCCCGGCCCCGGTTGCGCTGGCCACGGAGGATTGGGACGGGATTCCGTTCGCCTTCCGAGGCTTTGAGACGAGCAAGGCCGAGCGGCGCGCCTATTGGATCGAGTCGCCGCAGTAGGGGGATGAATGGCAGAGGAGCAGACGTTAGCTGAGGTGCTGAGGGAGCCCGAGCCGTACACGGCGGGCTCAGTGACGATCCGGCCGCGCAAGCTGCGGCTGGCGGATGCAGAGGCGGCGTTCGGGGCGTATGCTTCGCTGTTGGCCATTCTGACGCAAGTGGTTGGTCGGGAGCCAACTGCAGAGGATGCGGAAACGGCGATGGGGTACGTCGTGGCCGACCTGTACGCCTCCGATCCCGAGAGCCGGCCCGAGGTGGCGAAGCTTCTCGGACTGCTGTCCGATGCTACGGAGGAGACGCTGGCGCGCCTGGAGACGGTCGATGACCTGGCGGGGTTGTGGTCGGCCTGCTTCCGGGCCAACAGCCGCCCTTTCGGCCAGAGGACTTCCGCCTACGCCCCGGTCGCAAAGCGGATCGTCGCCCTGATGAACGTGAGTTTGCCGCCACCCTCCACGCCGCCGGAATCGATCCCCGAGACCCCGGACTCACCTGGGAGTACGCTCTCTTCGTAGCCCGAGGCTGGGAATGGCGCGAACGCCGAAGAGATGGCGCCCTCGGCGTAGCCTTCGGCCTCGGCTACGCGGCGGCGCGCGGCGAGAAGGCCGCACAGCGATTGCTGGACAGAATGCTGCGCGGGGAAGGTGACGACCCACCGGATCGCGCCCTGGCGCTTGCGGAGCAAAGTGGCCTCCCCGTCGAGGCGGTGACGCGCGCGCTCTCGCGGGGCGCCACGCCGGAGCAGATCCTCGCTGCAGGCGAGGCCAAGCGGAGACGTGCAGATGCCTGATGTGAATGTCGGCACAGCCTACGGCCGGCTGAAGCTCAACGACGAGTGGACAGGAACGCTGAAGAGGATTCAGCGCGACCAAACGGACGCAGCGCGGCGGATGTCGGTAGACCTGGAACGCACTCGGGCCGTTGCGGCCAGAACGAGCACGGCCCTCCTCGCCATGGGCGCCGCCGGCACGCTGGCGCTCGGAGGCCTCGCCAAGATGGCCGCCGATGCCACCGAGTCCGAGAACCTGTTCACGGTGGCCTTGGGCCGCAATGCCGACGCGGTGCGGACCTGGAGCAGGGGCCTGCGGAAGGAGCTGGGCCTCAACGAGTACGAGCTCCGCAAGAACATCGGCGTCTGGAACACCATGTTGTCGAACATGGGGCTGGGCGAAGAGCGCGCCCTCGACATGAGCAAGGCGCTGGTCAAGCTGGCCTACGACATGTCCTCGTTTCGCAACATCCGGCCTGAGGAGGCATTCGAGAAGCTGCGCTCCGGCATCACGGGCGAGATTGAGCCCCTGCGCCGGCTCGGGATCATGGTCGATGATCTCACCGTCAAGACGCACGCCTACTCCACCGGCATAGCGCGCCAAGGTGAGGAGCTGACGCAGTCTCAGAAGTTGCTGGCGCGCTACCAGCTCATCATGAAGCAGACGGCGCTGGACCAGGGGGACCTGGCCCGCACCATGGACAGCCCGATCAACCAGCTCCGGGTGATGCAGTCGGAGGCCGCGCAGGTAGCAATCGAGTTCGGCCAGCAACTGATCCCCGCGTTCGCCGAGGTGATCAAAGCCGGCCGCTCGCTAGTCGGCGTCCTGGACGGGCTCACCGATGACCAGAAGGGGCAGTTGGCGCGGTTGGCGCTAGCCGGGCTTGCCGGCAGCGTCCTCCTGGGGGGGCTGGGGCGGATCGCCCTGGCGATCACCGGGATCGTAGACTCGGTGAAACTGCTGAATGTGGCCCTGGCGGCAGGGGGCGCAGCGCGCCTGCTGACCGGCGGTGGATTGCTGGCCGGCGGGATGGTAGTGGTCGGCGGCGCAGCCTATCTCGGGATGCAGAGCGATCTGGAACGCTGGCGCGCAGAGCGCGAGGCGGAGACAAACCGGCAGTGGATGATCGACCCGGCGACAGGCCGACTGCGGCCGGCGCCACCCAACTGGAAGCCACCGGGAGGAGCCGGAACCACGCGTGAGGAGGCGCTCAGGCAGCACCCGCTTCCGGCGGGAATCACGCCGACAACGACGCTTGGGGGCGGCGGTTTCTCGCCCATGGTGGCCCCAGGATTGCGCGCCAACCAGCTTCCGCTGTTCGGGCTTGAGGGTATGCCTCAAGCCGGCAGGGGAGCAAAGCCGCCTGCGCCATTGGCACTTACCGGTGAGACGCGGAGCCGGATCGCTGCGATCCGTGCCGGCGCCACGGAGACCCTGGCAGACGATCTGGCAGCCGCGCGCATGGAGGAGAGCCGGCTATGGGCGGTCGTGCGCAGCACGCGCAGGCCCACGGCCGGGCAGAAAACGGAGGAGTACGAGCAGGCGCTCCTCGCAGCCGAACAGGCGACGGCTGCGCGCAGGCAGATTGAGCGGCGGATCGCTGACGCGGCAAACGAGGAGCGTCAGCGTTCCTGGCGAGAAGCTCAGCGGCTCAAGGCGCCCACCTACCCGAGCAGGCGGGAGTGGGAGCGCGTGCGCAACGCCCAAACCGCCAACGTGCTGTCCGGTTGGTGGGACTTCGCGCGCGCGGCTGCCGTGGACCGCTTGAGTCGCGGGGCCGGCGCCATCGGCGCAGCGGGAACCGGTGCCCTGGGCATTCTGGGTGCCGGTCGCGGGCTCCTGTCTGAGGCAGGCGACCTGGCAGCGTATGCCGGCATCCAGACGCCGCGCGATCGCGCGCTTACCCAACTCCAGCGGGGCTACGTGAACGCGGGCGATCTGCTGGGCCGTGGCGCGGGCGCGGCTGGCCAGGGGTTGGCGCAGTTGCTGGCCGGCGGGCGAGCGGTGGCGGGTGGCATGGATGAGATGGGCCGTCTCTACGGCATGGGAGCTCAACTCGGCGGGGTGAGCAGCGCGCTGAAGCAGTCAGGCGAGGCGATCGGCCGGGCGATCCGGCAAGGCGCCGAGCGCAGTGCGCGTGACGTGGAGGAGCGTTGGGAGCGCACGTGGGGGCGCATGGGCAGCGCTCTGTTTGAGTATGGCGGTGCGCGCGGCGGGCTCATGCCGCTGGCGCGCGACGCGGCATCGGCGGGCCTCCAGGGGCGCTGGGCTGATACCTGGCGTACTCTCACCAAGCCAGGCGGTGCCTTGACCCAGGGTGCGGCCTGGTTCAACCGTTCGTGGGCGGGCCGGACGCTGAGTCGCAATAAGCTGGACGCGGGCGACGTCCTGGGCGCAGCCGGCGGTCTCTACTCCATCTCCCGTGGCGAGGGAGGCCTCCTCGGCGGTGCTATGAGCGGCGCCAGCATTGGGTCGATGTTCCCAGGGGCCGGCACCGCGATCGGCGCGGTCGTAGGTGGCGTCTACGCGCTCTTTGCTGGCGACTCGGCGGAGCGCCGCCAGCAGCACCGCGAGGCTCAGCGCGCGCGTGAAGCGATGGCCGAACAACTCAAGCGACTGAGCCACGAACTGCGTCCGGTGAGTGACTACTTCCGGTCGGCCGGCATGCAGAACCTGCCAGGCATCGGCACGTTCGGGGGCGCCAGCCTGGCCGCCCAGGCGGCGGGTGGCGCGCGGTTGTAGGGGAGCCTGCGCGCCGGTGTGACCGGCGCGCAGGACCGCTCAGAAGCTCAGCCAGGCGCCTGCCGAGACGCCGCGCATCGTATCCCATCCCGCGCTGAAGTGCTTCAGCACGAGAACGCGCCCCCCGTAGTAGGTGAGCGTCTTCCACTCCGAACGCATCAGGCGAGGGCCCGAAGGGTAGACGGCATACCAGTCTCCGTCACGGGCTGACAGGCCGACGAGGGCGTGGACGGCAAGGGCCGGGTTGATCGCCGCGCCGGCAATCGCGTGAAGCCCATAGCCAGTACCCCACTCGGTGATCTCAGTGAGGGTGCCGACCGGATACAGGGAGTAGGTCCGGCCAACCGTCTTGTCGCCGCCGAAGTGCATGACGCTGCCGAAGCCCACGACGAAGCCTTTGGCAGGCCCAACACTCCAGGTGCGGTCGAGGCCCACCGAGAAGCCATCGGAGCGCTGCCCTCCCGATCCGATGGTGAAGCCGATGTTGCCAGCGGCACCGGCGCGCTGGCTGACGCACAACAGAAGGGCCGCCACCATGGCGGCTGTTACCATCCCACGCAGTGTTCTCATTCGAGTTCCTCCTTCCGACACGTGCCTGTTCTCTATGCGCGGCAGCGTTCCTGCCGGACGGCGCCCCTGCGGGTGGCGGTCGGTGACGTCGAAGCAGCATCCGGTAAGCCGAGGTGATCATGGACATCAGACAATGGATGAGGAAGCTGGCCTGCAGCTGTGGTCTGCATGCGTGGGGGCATGAGCAGGAGATCTTTGAATCGGTGAGATTTGGCCTGAGCGCCAGCCGGCGTGTCGTTATCGCATGGCGCTGCTGTCGCCGCTGTGCGGCGAGTCGGCTGACGCATATCTTCGGCTCGTAAGGACTGAGGGCGCATGCAAGACTGGCTGTTCTCTTGGACGGTTGACGCCAACGGCGATGGGGTGCCGGAGACGGAGCGCTACTCGTCTACGATCTACCTGCCGGACCTGGACGAGGCGGACGGCAGCCGGCGCGTTGCGGTGCTCCCCGTCAATACCCTCGACGGGGGCGTGATGGCCATTGCCCTGACTCGCGCCGGCAAGTACGATCACCGCAGCCCGGGTCGCTTCCGGCTGTCGTGGCGGCCGCCCGGCGTGCCGGCCGGATTCGCCCAGATCGCGCGGCAGGACTACGCGATGCGCCGCCGCGTGAGCGTCCGGCTCGATCACCGCTGGCGCGCGTGCCGCGTCACGAGCTCCGGGGTGGCTGATCTGAAGGTGACGGTCGCTGCCGGCGAGGTGGATTTCCTCACGGAGAGCGGTTGGCTCGCAGCGGCGTACGAGCACACCTGCGGCGCGTCGCACACGAAGGTCTACGCCACGAACAGCTCGGGCGCAGCGGGGATTGCCAGCGGCACGAGCGTGCCGGCCGGCTCGGTGCTGTTGAGCAACATCACCATCGCTGCCTCGGTAGTGACGGTGACGAGCGATCCGAGCGGCGCCGCCAACGCGCGCACCTGCGAGATCCTGGACGTGCGCCGGGAGCCGGTCGGGGATACTCTGGACAGCCTGGAGATCGACCTGCAGGAGATCCGCTAAGCTATGATGACGGCCGACACGCGGGCGAAGCTCGACCTGATCCTGGCCACGGGGAGCCTGCGGGTGGATCGGCGCGTGCTGGCCGTCGACCTCGAATGGCCCACTGACGGCGGCGCCATCCTGGAGCCGCCCTTCCCGGCCGGCGAGTACGTGCAGGTGCCCGCCATCGGCACGCCTCCCCTCTACGTCGCCGCGACGTTCGACTCCGCCGTGTGGACTGACGTGTCTGCCCTCGTCGCCGGCTACCGGTTCACGGCTTCGGCGGGATCCCAGATCGGCTCCGTGGCGCTCAGCGTGCCCGCGATCTGGGATGATACCGACATGGAGGCCGTGTTCCGCGAGATGCGCTGCCTGCTCATCCAGGAGCGATACCGGGGATGGAGTCTGGCCGGCGTGGCGCAGGTGACGGCCTGGGAGAACCGCGCCTTCCTCCTCTCCGACGGCTACTCGGAGCGTTGGGACGAGACGCACCGGTACGAGGTGACGGCCCGCGACGTGCTCAAGCTGGCGCACCTCACGCCGCTGGGAGACGCGTCCGGGGTGGCCG